ACCTGATGGCGCAAACCCTCGGTATTACAACCGATGTACTATTTAAGCAAATGCAGGAAGGAAAGCTAAAACCAGAAGACATGTTTAAGCTCGCAAAAGCGATGTCTGAATTTGCTACAAGCAGTGCAGGTTATGAGCAAGCATTAAAGAACTCTACATCAGCACAAGCCAGAATGAAGAACGCTTGGCAATTGTTTGCGTACACAGTGCTTGAAAGTGGTTTAGATGAAGCATTGGTTGCTGTCTTTGTTGGTTTGTCTGAAATTGTCAGGATTGCAACACCTGTCATTAAATACTTAATTTCTGCCGCAAAAACCTTTGTAATGATTGCAAAAGGTGCAATCGCCGCAGCAAAAGCTGTTGTGTGGATGGCAGCAGAGTTTAAGGTGTTTACTGCTGTGGTGTTGGCTTTGTTCTTGAGACAGTGGATATTTACTGCCATTTCTATGGCCGCTAGTTGGCTCACAGCCACCGTACTGGTTATGGAACAAACGGCAGCAGTAGCTCTCGCAATACAACGCCTACAAGCAATCATGAAAGGTTTTGTGGCTGTGTTCATGTTGACAGCAATGATTGAGGTATGGCGACAAGTTGACCTCTACATGAAAGGCGAAGACAACTGGATTGCTGTATTCATTGGTTATGCCATGATTGCCATTGGTCATATTGATGTTATGGCGGCAAAGTTTGAATACTTGTGGGCTTTGATTAAGAATGCCCCACGATTAAGTCTGCAAACAATCAATGATGGACTCAATCAAGTGTTCGGGGCAACCAATCCGTCGTTGGTGCGCGATTTAAAAAGCATCCCTACAGAGTCCTACATGAATGCTGGTACACCAACTCAGGTGGAAGCATTCAGACGTTGGGAAAACCTACCATCCACATCCATTTGGGACGTAATGACTCGCTCTGGCGGTTTTAATCCACAAGAAATGCAATCTCTTGGTATGGGTAGTGGAAACACACTGAATGTGGTTATCAGCACACCAGATGGTAGAACATTCACACAACCAATTGACCTACGATCCGGTACACCTGTCACAGTAAATCTTGGTGGAGCAGCAAACAGATGATGTACACCATCCTGTATTTAGACAATCAAAACCGAAAGAACACCATCAGTTTTGATTGCATCACCAGTGCTTCTGAAACATACACATCATCTGTCACAGAGCATCCCGTTGAAAGTGGTGCGCCGATATCTGACCATATCCATCACAAGAATGTGTCCATTGATATTGAAGGCGTTGTATCTGATTACAACATCTCAAATCCAAGTAAAGGTGGTGTTCTTGTGTCATTTGTTGATGGGGAGATTGTAGGGGATAATTCATTCCCACTTTCCCCCACAGCATTGATTAGGGATCAACTATTGTTTGTTCGGAATAACAAACTAGGATGCACTATTCTGGTTGGTAAATCAGGTACTGATACGTTGCTGGAATATCGGAATTGCGTCATGACAAGTTTACGATTCACCGACTCAGCAACAACCGGTGAATCCGTCAACGTCAATATGTCATTTACACCAATTCGCGTAGCTACAGTCAGACGACAACTTGAATCACGAGTACCTGATGCCCTACTAAAAGCCACCACACCAACCGTGGCAAAGGATGGTGCTGCTACGGGGACAACAGATGCAACGAAAGCAGGACAGATTTCAACAGGGAAAGCTCCGCTACCAGAGGGTCAAGTCAGTGAAGATGTTCTCAGAGTGGTTGAGGAAAAACAAGCGGAAGCTGCTGCCATTCGAAAAGCAGCCGGTGAATTAGGCAAGTAAAAATGACAACATACCTCAATACATACAACACAGGCAGCTACACGTTGCAATCTAGTGTGGGCGACACACCACTGCTATTGAAGTTTGACTACAATGAACGTCTTGATCAATGGATGTTGACGATTACTAGTGACGGTGTTGTACTGTTAGGTTCAAAAGCCTTAACACCAGATGCTATTCTACTTGTCAGAAATCTTGATCTTGGATTAGTGTTCACTGTTTACGCTTTCAGTCCAAAACCAATATCAACCCCCATTTCGCTATGGAGTGGGTATTACTACATTGCCATAGGTGATTAAATGCTATTCAGTCGGTATGTGTCATTACGCATCAAGAATCTGCAAACAGGTGTTGTAACTACCATACCGAATGACTTCCGGATTGAGTTTGATTACACCAAGCAATTAGACGAAGCAAAAAGCTCGTCCACCGGTAGTATTAAGATTTATGGCCTAACACAACAAACCGTACTTCAATTTGGTCAGTTGTATTCAACTGTCGAGTTGGTGTGCGGTTATCTTCAAAATGATGGCGTTGCACCACAGACGCTATTTGTTGGTCAAGCTACAGAGATTAGCTTTAAACATGACAACCCTTTAAGTGAAACCTCGATTGCTGTGAGTAATCGGTTTGCTGATTTAAACATGGGTAAAAAGTTAGTTAAAAGTTTCGCATCAGCCACCCCACTTCTCAGCATCCTTGATGATATTGTCAGTACACCAAACCCCACTGATGGATTAGTCCCCTCTCAAATCAGCAAGGATAAATTTGCTGTCGCTTTTGGTTTTCCTAACATTACTAAAGAGCAATTAGCTTATATTGAGTCGTATAAATTTCCCTATGGTTACGCCCTATCAGGTACAATCAAAGAGGTGTTAGACGAGCTTTGTTATATTGTTGGTTTGACTTGGCGCATAACCGATGGTGGTGAAACCATCCTGTTTGGGTTTACAGAAAGCCAAGAACAGAAGATTAGTCGTGATTCCGGCGTACCTGTTAAATATGACAGCAGCACGACCTCATTAGTGTTATCGCCTGATTCAGGCTTAATTGGCCTACCATACATTAAAAGCGATGTTGTTAGTGAAAACTATGGTGTAGCACACGATAATACAACCGTGACATTAAATCGAGAACAGAAGTACAAGAAAGATGGAACTGTTGTCACGAAAGCGCCTAAAAAAGTGCGAGTAAGACGATACACCGTTGCATGTAAAGCACTCATTGATCCATCCATTCAACCCAATAGCATCATCAGACTTGAGTCATCAATCATTGGTACATCGGGGTTGTTTCGTGTTCGTGATGTAAAGTTCACAGGTGACAATATGGGTGATGCTTGGTTTATGGAATTAGAGTTATCGGGGGAACATATTTTATGATGACGTTAGAAAGCATCCTTACTAACTTCTTGACAAGCTACATGCAGGATTGTTTCTTTGCAATGCCTGCTGTTGTTATTGCGGTTAGAGACCTTGAGCAGTTATCAATTGATGTGCAACCACTACCCAATCGACTTTTTAAGGATGGTGACAGTGCAGAATACCCCGTCCTGCATCATGTTCCTGTAATCATGCCATCAACAAGCACTAGCGCAATCCTCCTGCCTGTACAAGCTGGTGATACGGTTATGCTGTTGTTTAGTCAGCGTGGCATTGATGAATTCAAGGGTGGTAGTGATACACCGTATGATACAGGCAGAAGGTTTATGTCTCTGCAAGATGCTGTAGCCATTATTGGTTTGAGTCCATTCAACAAGTCCCCAAATCGACCCGTTGCACACACATTACCACACAATCCAAATGACCTAACACTTGTTCATAATCTTGGTACACCAATGGAATGTGAAGTTAGAATGAAACAGGATGGTAGTATTACAACAACATCACCAAGTATTATTAACTTCGTTGCACCTAGCGTGCAAATCAACGGTCAAGATTACCTACTTCACAAGCATGGTTATCCACTACCAACCCCATCCGGTGTAGATACGTCGAGAACAAACATTGTGAGCCTAGTCTGATGGACATACTAATGAATAACAACGGCGTTGTGTTTGATGGACAGTTGAGATTAACATCATCTGTCACTGAAATGGTTGCACAACGTCTGAATATTAGATTCAAAACTCATACAGAAAGTTGGTGGCTTAATCTTGATTATGGCGTAAATTACTTTGATGATTTTTTTGGGAAAGGTAAAAGTAAAACTGGTTTAGACGCATTAGTTAGAACTATCATCACCCAAGACCAATATGTCGAATCCATCCGCACCTTCACCAGTAAGATTGTAGGAAGAAACTACTCTTGCTATTTTGAGGTTAGTGTATATGGTGACACAAAAGAATACGCAAGTGTTAATATGCTACTCACTGAAAGTGGCATTCAATTAACAGACCAATCCGGTAACAATTTAGTTTTCTAGGAAAAGATTATGGCAGAGTTGAAAGAAAGTGGTTTGGTTGTTGATAGACTGCCTGACATCATTGAGAAACTTCGCACCCTCGCAACACAAAACTTCGCATCGCTTATTCCTGTTGGGCAAGACCTTCCGCTCGATGACAGTAGTGTACTAGGTAGAATCCTCACCACTGTTGCTGACCCAATTAGGTTGCAAGAGGAAGCAGTACAGGCCATCTATGCAGCAAAAGACATTCAGCAAGCTACAGGGCAACAATTGGATGACTTGTGCTTTCTGTCTGGTGTTTTTCGACAAGGGGCAACCAAGGCGGAAGCACTAGTTATTGCGAATGGCGATTACAACACTGTGATTCCAGCAGGCAGTATTATCAACAGTAAAATCACTGGTGATAACTTTCTTACGCAATCATCACTAACACTGAACAACGTGTCATGTAATGCTGTTGAAGTGACATTAGTCCCATCAACAGGTTATTCAGTTGATTGGGTTGTTGACAGCAGTGTTGTAAGCAATACAACAATCAGTATTTCCGCATTAATAACGGAATCGCCAGAGGTTGTTGGCGCACGTCTTGTTGCTGCTATTACGTCAGCTACAGATAACCTTGAAGCTCGACTAAACACCGACAATAGTGTCTATATTGGCCTAACCAATAAGAATGACACAGGTTCTTTCACAGTCAGTAATTCAACCATCGTCCGTGTACACAAACCTGTTGACTCAATCTGTCAAGTTCTTGGTAATCGACCACAAGACCGCAACACCCTCACCGTTATTCAAACCCCTGTGATTGGTTGGTTGGGTGTTTACAACCCTTTTGATGCGGATGAAGGGTCTGATAAGATGAGTGATGCAGAATTACGAACCCACCACTTTAATACGAAGTTTGGCTCAAGCGTCAGTCAATTGTCGGCAATGTATTCAGCCATCCGTAAGATCAAGGGTGTACGTTACGTCAACATTGCACAAAATATATTTGATACTCCGGTTAGTGGTATTACTGCACACACCTTCGCCCCTGTCGTACTTGGTGGTGACATCACTTCCATTGGTCAAGCGATTCTTGATACCGCACCTCTTGGCGTTTCAAGTTTTGGCGATGTATCCACTACAGCATATGACATCAATGAAAATCCACATGTTGTTAAATTCTCACGTCCTGACTTGGTTGGCATTAAGATTGCGCTGACATTAGAAACATACCCCGACTTTCAAGAGAATTCACCAAACCTAATTAAACAAGCACTGATTGACTATATTGCGACATTATCCGTTGGTGACGATGTTCTTTACAGTCGATTGTTCACCCCCATTAACAGTGTTGGTGGATTTAGCGTTTCAGCTATGAGTATTGGTAAAGTTGGCGGCACTTTTTCAACAAGCAATATCACACTGACACACAAAGAAATCGCAACCATTAGTGCAGCAGATATTACGTTCGGGACAGCATAATGACCCCAATTGACTACACCAGTGTTGCAAAATCCCGCTATACGGCGTTATTTAATTCAGATCCTGTATACGATGCAATTGTTAGCACTGTTACGCAATTGCTTGAGTTGTACCAAGATCAATATATCAGCATATTTGACAGCTTGTTGAATATCGACAAAAGCTCGGGTGTACAGCTAGACTTAATTGGTAAACTCATTGGACAAGATAGGGTATTGGCTAATTTTGTCAATACCCCATATTTTGGTTTTGAAGACGCTCCCCTTGCTCAGAGTTTTGGCACAGTAAGTAATCCTGCTGTAGGTGGTGAATGGTGGTCTATTACCAACCCACCTACTGGTAGCAATCGCGCACTAGATGACAATGAATATCGCAGGATATTGAAAGCACGGATATTAAAGAACAATAGCAACGGTACTATTGACAGCCTGCTTTCAATTATCAATACAATTGATGGATCAGTAACATCATCCGTTTCTGTTAACAGTACATGTGATGTCAATATTGTTGTCGTAAACCCAACCCC